GATCTGGTGACCGTTGATCAGCCACTTGTCGTGGACGTGCCCGTGGATCAGGGGCATACCGGTGTCCGGCAGCCGCCACTCGGGATACCGCTCGTCGGCGGTGTGGTCCCCGCTGTAGGGCATGTGGGTCATCATGACCTTGCGGCGGCCGAACTTCCGGGTGGCCGCGAACTGCACGGACTCGAAGACCTCCAGGTAGCGCCGGACCTGCCGGTGGGCGTCCTTGTGGCCGGGCCAGCCCGCGTCGTGGTTGCCCCAGATGAACTGATGGCGACCATTCATGCGCCGGACCAGCCCGAAGGCGTAGTCCAGATCGCCCAGGGTCAGGTCGCCGTGCCACCACACGACATCCTGCGGTCGCACGAGCTTGTTGTGCCGGTAGACGATCGTCTCGTCGTGCTCGCGCGTGTCCTCGAATCCCCGGTGCCCGGCGACGAGCTTATGGCCGAAGTGGTGGTCGCTGGTGTCCCATACTGTGCTCATGGTGTCATCCTATCTGCTGCATGTCTGAAAAGCGATTGTCCCGGCCACCACCGACGGGCGACCGGGCCGAGTGCGCCGGGATCAGGCGTGGAGCAGGCGGCAGCCGTCGAGGACGTCCTGGTACGAGCTGAACAGGGTGTTCCGGTAGCCGTAGACCGGGCAGTCGTAGGTACCGTGCGGGTGCGCGAGGAACATCCCCCAGACGTTCGACGAGTCGGTCTTGCCGTGGAGCCAGGCGTCGCTGTTCTCGAACACCCGGCCGTCGGTCGTGAAGATCAGGTACTTGTGGCCCTTGCTGGTGGCCTGGTCGTCGAGGCTCTGGACCGTAAAGGTCACGTGGTGCTGGGTGCCGAACTCCATCTGCCAGCCCAGAAGGAACAGGACCCCCAGCAGCAGCAGCGAGAAGGCGGCACCCGCCTTGGTGAACAGCAGGTCGAACAGATCGTCCATCCATGCCCTCCTTAACTTCGTTGTCGTGATGCCTATTTCTACCATCACACCCGTAGGTTGTCAACCGGTAGAATCAGAGTGACCCGTGGCGATCTAACGACTGGAGCAAGCATGGCGCTGGATTTCATCAGTCCGTCCATGCGAGCTGCTGGGTCCGACCTCACCATCAGCGTCAGCCCGTTAGGTCTCATCGAGCTGGCCGACGAGGAGTTCGAGGTCCACGGCCCGCGCCTCACCCGCTACGCCAACGCCGCCGCGTTCTACCTTGGCCACCACTGGGCCTACCGGCGTCCCCCGGGCGAGCCCCAGGTCACCGCGAACTACGTGGCCGCTCTGTCGGACTTCCTGACCAACTTCACCTTCGGCAAGGGCATCCAGTTCGCCGTCGACCCCGAGTTCCAGCACATCACCCCGGCGCTGCTGGACCGGATCTGGTCCCAGGACAACAACAAGGAGGAGCTGCTGTGGGCCATCGGCAACAGCGGCTCGATCTACGGCGACACCTTCACGAAGATCGCGTACGAGCCCGCGTGGACCGACGGCGCAGGAATGGAGCACCCGGGCCGGGTCCGCATCTTGCCGATCAACCCGAGCTTCGCCTTCCCCGAGTGGCACCCGCACGACAAGGACCGGATGATCCGGTTCAAGCTCAAGTACCGCTTCTGGACGACCAGCCCGGAGGGCACCCGGATCGTCTGCACCTACGTCGAGATCATCACGGACGACTACATCGAGGAGTACATCAACGACCAGCTCATCGACCGGCGTCCGAACCCGCTGGGCTTCATCCCGGTGGTCCACATCGCCAACAAGCCGGTGCTGGCCAGCCCGTGGGGCCTGTCCGACATCATCGACATCATCCCGCTGAACCGGACGTACAACGAGACCGCCACCGACATCCTCGACATCATCAACTACCACACCGCGCCCGTCACCATCATCACCGGGGCCAAGGCCACCAACCTTGAGATGGGCGCGAACAAGATCTGGGCGCTCCAGCAGAAGGACGCCCGGGTCGAGAACCTGAGCGGCGGCTTCGAGGGCTTGGCCCCGGCGCTGGAGTTCCTTGACCGGATCAAGGCGTGGATGCACGAGATCACGGGCGTACCGGAGAACAGCCTCGGCCAGGAGCAGGCCATCAGCAACACCTCGGGCGTGGCGCTGGCGATCCAGTACTTCCCCACCATGCTGAAGTACCACCTGAAGAAGGTCCAGTACGGCACGGGCCTCCGGAAGATCTGCGAGATGGCGCTCCGCACGCTGTTCGTGTTCGAGCCCGATCGGGTCTTCTACGACAAGGAGACCGACGGCATCTGGCGCGAGGGCCTGCCGCTGTGGCTGGACCCAGCCGACCCGCAGGTGTACAACATCGACATCACCTGGCCCGAGCCGCTGCCGACCGACACCCTGGTCAAGCTCAACGAGATCCAGGCCAAGCTGGCGCTGGAGCTGGAGAGCCGCAAGGGCGCGCTGCGCGAGCTGGGCGAGCAGTTCCCCGACGAGAAGCTGGAGGAGCTGTTCCAAGAGCAGCTTGACGACGCCAAGCACGTCGCGGCCAAGCGCATCCTCATGGCGCACATCGACAGCATCATCATGGCGCTGACGGGCATCATACCCGAGGGCGCTGGCGAGCCCGTGCCCGGCAACGAGACCCAGACGACCGAGACGCGCAAGCCGGACGGCACCAAGACCACGCAGACCAGGGAGACCACCTCCGGTGTCCCGCAGCAGCAGGGCCTTCCCAAGCTGCCGTCGCTGTCGCCCGAGCTGAACAGCCTGATCGGCGGGGCAGGCGGCAGCATCCTCAGCGACATCGTGACCCAGGCGTACGGCACCAAGCTGCCGCAGCGCCGGATCATCGACAAGAACGACAATGACGGGCTGAGCCAGTAATGACGCAGGAGGAGCGCGATATCTCCGAGCGCCAGCGAAAGCTCATCGCGGAGATGAACCGGGCGGCCAACCGGCCGCGCCCGGTGCGCGTCATCCCGGCAGCCGACCGCGATGAGGAGATCTTCGAGCGGCTGGGCTTTGCCGTGAACAGGAAACAAGAGGCACCGGACTGGGCTGCGCTAACACGCGGCTGATCACGCACGGTACGATGGCAATCATCGGGACTCACTAGGACAACATCGAAGGACGGACCATGAGCCATTCCGCAACGGACCCGGGCACCGGGAACGAGCCCCAGTACTTCACCGCCGACGAGGTGGCCGCGAGAATCAAGGAAGCCGAGAAGGCAGCCTTAGAGCGCGCCCGCACCGAGGAGCGCGACAAGCTCTACGGCAAGATCCGGCAGACCGACGAGCGCTACCAGACGATGGAGCAGGAGCTGAAGGCTCTGCGCGAGGCCGAGGCCGCGCGGGCTAAGGAGGAACAGAAGCGCCAGGCCGAGATCGAGAAGGCGCGCAAGGCCAAGGAGGACGCCGAGAAGTCGGCCAAGGAGCTACTGGCCGAGCGCGAGTCCGAATGGCAGCGCCAGCTCACGGAGATGCAGAAGGCGCAGGAAGCCAAGATGGCCGAGATCGCCCAGCAGCAGCAGCTCCAGCAGGCCATGTGGGAGAAGGAGCGCGAGATGGCGGCGCTCCAGATCTACATCAGGGACCGGCTCGCGGCCGAGCAGGACAATATCGCTCCCGAGCTGATCGACTTCGTGGACGGTACCACGAAGGAGGAGGTCGACGCCTCCATCGAGCGGGTCAAGCTCAAGACCGCCCAGATCGTCGAGGGTCTTCGCCAGGCGGCGTCGGCTCAGCGCGCGGGGATGCCCGGCGTGGCCCCGGCCGGTGGCGCGACCGCGATCACTCCCGGGCTCGACACGGGGGACCAGAAGCTCACCGCCGATGACATCCGGGGGATGAGCATGAAGGACTTCGCCGCTCTCCGGGCGAAGGTGGGAATGGGCAGCGGCGGCGGCTCGGGGCTGTTCGGATAACACATCACATTCGGCATTCCCTATACTAGGGATTGTTCCCGAGGACAAGTAGAGGACGACAACATGGCAGGTGCGATCACCGGGACGAGCTTCTTAGCTGGCTCGCCCACCAACTATGGCGGGGCGAACTCCCAGCTCTCCCCTGCCGTCCAGCAGCTCTGGAGCAAGGAGATCCTGTTCCAGGCGATGCCGATCCTGCGATTCGAGCAGTTTGCGGTGAAGAAGACCGAACTGGGTGTTTCGCCCGGTTTGACCATCCACTTCATGCGGTACAACAACCTCCCGGCTGCCTCGCAGCTCGTGGAAGGCGTCCGGATGCAGTCGGTGGCGCTCACCGCGTCGCAGTTCGACATCACCGTCGCGGAGCAGGGCTTCGCCGTCGCGGTCACCGAGCTGCTGCTCAACGCCTCCTTCGATGACGTGATGGCATCGGCCTCGCGTCTTCTGGGCCGCAACATGGCGCTGTACCTTGACGGGTCGGCCCGTGACACCCTGCGGCAAGCCAGCTCCCTGATCTACGGCTACAACAAGCCCGCCCTGGCCTCGGCCGTGCGGACGCCGCTGTCGCCGTACGACCACGGTGTCCCGGCGACCGGCGCGGGCACCGGCCAGCTCAGCGCGGGTAACTTCGCGCTGACGGCGGCGGTCATCAAGGACGTGGCCGAGACCCTGGCCACCAAGAACGTGCCGAGGCTGGGCGAGACCTACGTGGGCTTCGTCCACCCGCACCAGAGCCGCCAGCTCCGCGACGACCCCGAGTACATCGAGGTCACCAAGTACGCCGCCCCGGGCAACTTCATGCTCGGTGAGATCGGCCGCCTGTCCGACTGCGTGTTCATCGAGACCACGCAGGTCTGGAACGACCTGGTGTCGAACATCGGCGGGTCCGGCAACGCGCTGTACTACGACGCGATCTTCATCGGGGACAACGCCTTCGGGCACGCGATCTCCCTTCCGGTCGAGCTGCGGGACGCCGGTATCCTCGACTATGGCCGCGAGCACGGCCTGGCGTGGTACGCGATCTGGGGCCTCGGCCTGATCACCGACCAGTCGGTCCTGATCGCCCGCACCAACTAGGTCCGGCAAGCAAGACAGTACCAACCATCGGGCTCCGTGTCAATCTGCTCCTGGCACGGAGCCCTTTGGCATGTCAGGGTGCGATAAGATGGTCATGAACCAATTCGGACAACGACAAGGGGAACCATGCCGTCTACATCACCGCGAGCCCAGACCTCCGGGCCGCAGAGCCAGCGGAAGCGCCCGGGCGACTTAACCGGGGTACAGGGCCAGAAGCTCGCGCAGGAGCGGGACGAGCGCCAGGAGGCCGAGGCGGCTGCCGCGCTGGCGGCCAAGCAGACCGAGCGCGTCGAGAAGCTGTCCACCGTCGTCGACTACACCCAGGGTGGCGTCCGCGACAACGACGTCGAGGTGGTCGACACGCCTGATGAGCCGCACCCGGCCGAGATGATCATCCGGGTGAACTACCCGATCGAGAAGATGACCTTTGGCCGCGAGGTGATCTCGCCCCCGGTGTTCGGGGACCACGGCGAGGTGATCAAGCCCGCTGTGCTCGGCGGGATGCTGACCTACGACTTCGAGGAAGGCCAGCAGTACCGGGTGCCGTGGGAGCTGGGGCTGCACCTCAAGCGCCTCGGCTACGTCTACGACTTCTAGATCTTGGCACGCCATACCGGCGACCAGGCCCTCTGAACTGAACAGGAAACGAACAGCATGTCAATTCCTTCGTTAGTCAGCGCAGGCTCCGCAGTGGTCAGCACCAGCGGCAGCGCCTCCCCGTCGTTCGGGCAGTCGACCGCCAGCGCGGATTTCCTGCTGGCCTTCGCCACTTCCAATAACCCCGGATCGTCATTCCCCCTATCGTTAAGCGGCTCTGGCTGGTCGCTGGTCGCATCGGGGGGCGGCAGCTACAACTGGGCCGGGCTGTGGATGAAGGAGAACTGCTCCTCGTCCGAGTCTGCCCCGTCGTTCTCCGATTCCGGCTCGTCGGTCATGGCCGCCAGCCTCGCGGAGTTCTCCGGGGTGGCCACCTCCTCTCCGCTGGACCACTTCGGCGTTTACTATGGCTTCCCAGCCGGTGCCACCGCGTCCGGCGTCAACGCACAGGACAACGACCTGGTGGTGGGCCTCGCCACCTTCAACGGCTCGAACGCCTCCCCCACCGTCGGCATCGGGTTGGTCGGGTCCACCAATTTCGCCCTCACCAACACGGCGTGGCTGAGCAACAGCAACGGCAACGCCGACGAGCCGTTCTGGGGCTTCGCCTACGGCGTCGACGCCTACAGCAGCGCCTCCTACGCCCAGGCAGTCCCGAACAGTGTGGTGCCAACCATCAGCGAGTACGAGAACGCGCCCGTCTGTATCGTCGCCTCGTTCAAGGCCGCCTAAGATAGTCCAAGGAGCCGGAAGTGAGCGGACAGGTTTCGCAGGTCGGCGCGCAGATGCTGGCCAACCGCATCGCGGGTAACGTCCCGACAGCGGTCCAGAACACCGCACCCACGTGGGTGCCGGGGCTCGAATGGGTCGACACGTCATCGACGCCCACCCTCAAGAGCTGGAATGGCTCGGCGTGGGTTGTCGGTGCGCAGGCCCGGTACGTCGCCCTGCTGACCGCCAGCCCGTTCACTTCCGGCCCGTCTGGTGGCTACGCCCAGGCGATCAGTGACCTGGTGGAGGTCACCACGGCCGGGTACTCCCGGCAGTTAGCCACCTGGGCTAACGCGGGCGCGGCGTATCCTTCGCCTGTGTCCAACAACGCGGTGCTGACCTTCGGCCCGATGACCGCAGCGATGACGCTGGCCGCGCAGTGGGCGGCGCTGGTCACCGCGTCCAGCGGGACGGCCGGGCTCCTGCTCTACTTCTGGCAGCTCGACACGCCCCAGCAGGTGTCGGTCAGCCAGTCGATCCAGATCCCCATCGGTAGCCTGGTCATGAGCGAGTCGTAATGATCGTAACCTCAGACATCGAGTTCTTCCTGAGCGCACCCCAGGCGTCGGCGGGGTACACCATGCCGGGCGTCGCGGGCAACTCCCTCGGGCTGTACGTGTCGACGACCCAGCTCTCCACCGCGCAGAACGGGCTCGACAACCTCCTGCTGGACCTGCCCGGCGCGCAGAACGCGGCCAACCAGGTCGACTACGGCTGCCTGTTCATCTACAACAGCAATGCCGTGAACTACATGCTCAACCCGGTGGCGTGGCTGCCGACCGGGCTGCTGGGCGCGCAGAACACTGCGTCGTTCGCCATCGGCGCGGACCCTACGCTCCCGTCGGTGCTCGGCAGCTCCAATCCGCAGGCCGTGGCCATCCAGTCGCCGGTCATCGCGCCCACGGGCGTCACGACGTGGGCACCCCCGTCGGCTACCTCAGCGGGCGGGGTTGCCCTGCCAAACATCCCTCCGCGCTACGTCGCGGCGGTGTGGGTCCGGCGCACGGCCAACGGCGGGGCCGGGCTCAACAGCTTCACCGTCGATGTGACCTTCAACACCCTGGCGTAGCC